CGACGGCGGCGCGCTACTCGGTGCTCATGGCCGAGCGCGAGCAGAACGCCACGCTGCTCGAAAAGGCCGAGGCGCGAATCGCAGAAGCGGCTTCGGCTTTGCCGAGCGCAGTTAAAAGCATCGTCACCGATGAACTCTCGCGCTTTCCGCGTGCCGGCGAGATCGATCAACTGCGCAAAGAATTTGCCGAGCCGAAGGGACTGAACCCTCGCGGCAAGTGGACGCCTGACGAGACGTATCAGCGGCTGGACCTCGTGACGATCAACGGCGATTCGTTCGTCTCGAACATCGACGGCAATCGCGAGCGGCCGAGCCGGAGCGCGGCAGACTGGACGCTGAACGCAGCACGCGGAAACAGTGGCGGCGGCGGCGGAGTGACTTCGATCACCGACCTTTTGCCGATCCCAAGCAGCGGGCAAATTCTCGGCAGCGAAGGGCCGAACTACGTGCCGAAGAACCTTGTGGCCGGCAGTAACATCACGATCACCGAGACGCCGACGACGATCACGATCACGGGCGACGAGGGACAAATCGAGTTGCAGGACGGGACCGAAGCGGCGCCGTCCCTCTTCTTCGTCAGCGACACGAACACCGGACTCTATCGCCCGGCGGCGGACACGGTCGGAATTGTCGGCGGCGGTCACGACATCCTACGCCTGACCGACGTGGCGAGCGCGACTGATTACATTGAGATTAAGAACGGGACCGGCGTCGGCAACCCGCTCCACGTTCTCGCCGAGGGCGCGAGCGCGAACATCGGCGTGCATTTGCAGCCGAAGGGCAGCGGGCTTTTCACGATCAGCGACGGCACGGATTTCAACAAGGGCATTCGCTTCCGCAGCTCGTCCAGCGCCGCAAGCGCGGTGACGCTGATTGACGCCGTCTCGACGGCCGGCCGCGTCGTGACGTTGCCGGACGCGACCGACACGCTCGTCGGACGTGCGACCACGGACACGCTGAGCAACAAGACCATGATTGCGCCGGCGCTCGGGACTCCGACCGCTCTCGTCGGCACTAACATCACCGGCACCGCGGCAGGACTAACCGCCGGCAACGTGACCACGAACGCGAATCTGACCGGCGACGTAACGAGCGTCGGCAACGCCACGAGCATCGCGGCGGGCGTTATCGTTGACGCGGACATCAACGCGAGCGCGGCCATCGTGGACACGAAGCTCGCGACGATCAGCACGGCGGGCAAAGTCAGCAACTCGGCAACGACTGCAGCCTCGGCAAACACCGCCTCGGCAATCGTCGCACGCGACGCCAGCGGCAACTTCACCGCCGGCACCATCACGGCGAATCTCACCGGCAACGTCAGCGGCTCGTCTGGCAGCACGACGGGCAACGCGGCCACGGCTACGGCGTTGCAGACCGCCCGGGCGATCAACGGAGTCAACTTCGATGGCACTGCAGCGATTACCGTTACCGCGGCGGCCGGCACACTCTCGGGCAACACGCTCGCGGCCGGCGTAACCGCTTCGTCGCTGACCTCGCTCGGCACGATTGCCAGCCTGACCGCGACGGCCGGCACGATTGCGACTACGCCGAGCGGTTCGACCGACATCGCGAACAAGCTTTACGTGGACACCGTCGCGCAAGGCCTCGACGCGAAAGCTTCGTGCGTCGCAGCCACGACGGCGGACATCACGCTGAGCGGAGCGCAGACAATCGACGGCGTCAGTGTAGTCGCGGGAAATCGCGTGCTGGTCAAAAATCAGAGCCTTTCGCAGAACAACGGCATTTATCTTTGCGCCTCGGGATCGTGGACGCGCACGACCGACGCGAACACGTGGGACGCTCTGACCTCGGCTTTCACGTTTATCGAGCAGGGCACGACGAACGCCGATTGCGGTTTCGTCTGCACGGCGAACGCAGGCGGCACGCTCGGCACGACCGCTCTGCCGTGGTCGCAGTTCTCGGGCGCGGGAACATTTACCGCCGGCACCGGGCTGACGCTGACCGGGTCGGTCTTCTCGCTCACGTCGCCAGTCGCGGTGGCGAACGGCGGCACCGGGCTGACGAGTCTCGGCTCCGGCGTTGCGACGTTCCTCGGGACGCCATCGAGCGCCAATCTTGCGGCGGCGGTCACGGACGAGACGGGATCAGGCGCGCTGGTGTTCGCATCCAGTCCAACCCTCGTGACGCCAACTCTCGGCGCGGCGACTGCCACCTCTTTAAACGGCGTGACCCTTACGGGCACAAGCACGCCTGCGCTTTCAGTCACCGGCACGGCGTCGGTCAGCGGCACGAACACCGGCGACCAGACGACAATCACCGGCAATGCCGGAAGCGCGACAATCCTCCAGACGGCGCGAAACATCAACGGCGTGAGCTTCAACGGTTCGGCTGATATTACGGTCACCGCAGCGGCTGGAACCCTGACAGGCGCAACCCTCGCGTCTGGCGTTACGGCGTCCTCGCTGACATCTCTTGGCACCATTACGAGTCTGACGGCAACGGCACTAACCGTAAACGACAACACGACCCTCGGCAGCAGCAACACCGACACGGTTGTCTTCAACGCTCGCGTGGCGAGCGACCTCAACCCAGCGACCGACAACACCTATGACCTCGGCGTGACGGGCCACGAGTGGCGCGATCTGAACATCGACGGCACGGCCAACATTGACTCGCTCGTGGCTGACACGGCGGACATCAACGGCGGGACCATTGACGGGACGGCCATCGGAGCCACGACGCCGAGCACGGTGGCGGCTACGACAATCACCGCCCAAAACGCATCTTTTCAAATCGTCGCGCAAACGAGCGGATCGACGCGCATGACGCTTGACCACAACGGCACTAATGGCCGGGTCGGCACACTCGACGCTCAGGACGTGTATATCGTGCGGGCCAACGTGCCCGTCGCGGTGTTCGGTTCCACTGGCCTAAACTCCACGGCCATCGGAGCGACAGCGGCATCCACGGGCGCGTTTACGACGTTGAGCGCGACGGGAAACTTAACCCTAAGCGCGGCAAACTCAAACATTCTGGGAGGGACTTCAACCGGCTCGTCTTCAATTTTCAACTCAACCGGAGCTTCGGGCTTTACCGTTTACGGGCCGACTCACGCGACGAAGGCTAACCAAATTGACGTTTTTGCGGGCGGCTTAGGGCACACGTTCAATTCCACAGGATTTACTGTAAGCGGGAATGTTATAGTAAGCAATAATCTCGGGTTCAACGGAGGCGTAAACGATGCCATTGCTTACAGCGCGTCTGCCTTGAAGTTTTATGTCGGCGGACCAGAGCGCATGGCAATAAGCTCCACCGGAGTAGCCGTCACCGGCGCGTTGAGCGCGACGGGAGCACTTGCCATCGGAAACACCGTCAACACCGTCAGTCCGACATCGCCCAACCGCACAATTACGATGGTGATTGGTGGAACGACCTACTACATCCACGCAAAGACGACCAACGACTAACATGACCAACGAACAAGCACTCCAAAACCTATTCACAGCCTCCCGCCTTGCGCCTTTACGGGCCGAGGAGCACGAGTTGCTCCGCAAGTGCGCGGAACAGCTTGCTGAGGCGTTAAAGCCAAAGGAAACGAAGGTCGAATGAGCGGGACGGCGGACACGAATTGGCGCAGCTACGTTGGGCCGCAGGACAACGGACTGACGGTGAACGCGGCTGAGTGGCAGGCACCGCTCGATCCTGAGAACTACGACGATCTCGTTAAATGCTCCAACTGCACGGGGCTTGTCATCAGCGGGCTGACCATTCCAGCCAGCCGCGAGGACTCGATTGATTGCGTGCGCGGCTCGAATTACACGGTGCAGAACTGCACGATTCACGGCTCGGTTACGATCAAGGGCGCAATCAACGGCTTCACGCTTTACGGCTCGGTCGTGAGCGGAACGATTGAGCTCGGGCAGTATGACAATTACTGGGAGCCGGGCCGCGCTCCGACGCGCATGGTTTCTTTGGTGAATTGCTGTTCACCCGATGGGTCGCCGATTCGTTTGAAGCTCTGGGATGCGGAGATGCCGCGCATCGAAGGCACCGAGGTGAGCGTGACGCGAATCCCAAAGTGGATTTGGCTGCCTTATTTTTTGTTCCGCCGTTTGACGAATCCGAAGAAGGTATAAGCCATGCTCGACCTGCTCACAAATGCTCTCGGCGGCGGCGCACTCGGTGTTTTGCTCCGCATCGGCAACGGCTTTTTCGAGAACTACAAGGCCGGGCAGGACCACAAGCGAAAGCTCGAAGAGGCAAAGGCGATGGCTGAGATCGCCAGCGACAAGGCAAAGTGGGATGCGTTCACCGCGAGCCAGCAGGCGGCGACACCTCCGGCCAACACTTCGGCATGGGCAGCAAATTTGATAACGCTGTTTCGCCCACTTATCACGCTGCTCCTCTTGGTTCTGGTGACGATTGTCTTCTTTCGCGTCACCGCACTTGAGCAGGCCGAGATGATTGATGAGATTCAATTCTGCGCTTTCAACTGCATCGGCTGGTGGTTCGGAGATCGCATGAGCCGCAAAAAATGAACGACCACAAAGACCTGATGGAAGTCGCTAGGCTCTGGAAAGAAACGGGCTGGCTGACTGCGGTCATCGGCGGCGCTGGCATGATTGCTCGCCTACTGGCCAACCCGATCCAAGGGACGATCTGGGACAGCGTGCGGCGCGTCATCATGGCGGCCATCGTCTCGACGCTCGCTTGGTTTATCGTGGAGCAGATCGAGGTCAGCTCACTCGTGAAGGCCGTGACCTACGGCGTCGCCGGGCTGCTCGCGCCTGAGATTATCGACGGGCTGACCACGCTGGCAAAAAAGTATTCCAAGAACCCGGGCAAGCTGCTCAAGAAATAATGAATCCGAAGCTGATCACCGCTGCGCTCGCCGCGACCGTCATCTGTTTCGCGGGCGTCGGAGTGGTCACGGTCAAATCGGTCTCGAAGCACATCGCGGCGAGCGACAAAGAATTCGAGATGACGAGCAACGTGCTCAGTCCGCTGTTCGACATTTACGGGCTGGCTATCGTGGACGGTCAGGCAAAGGCAAGCAAGGGACTGATCAACGCGAAGGAGTTTTGCGACTCGCTGGCGAAGCTCCAAGCCGAGGCGGAGCGATTGCTCGCGGAATTTGGCAACCCGACAGAACTCGTGGCGCAGCACAAACTCGTTGCAGCCTACCTCAAAAAAGCGCGGTCAGCCTGCGACGCCGGGCAAATTGAAACGCTCAACTCGCCGGCCATGACCGCCGAGCTTTACGCGGTTATCGAGCCGATGACGGCGCTGATCAACAAGGCTCTGCACGAAGAGCTGACGATTTCGCGCACGCACAAGGATGCCGCAGACCTGGCGCTTCTCACGTTTGAACGGTTCGCAAGCGTCGCGGCGGGACTCGGAATGGTCTTTGCCGTCGCTCCGTGGATCGGCGCGAAGAAGAAGCCGGTCGTCGCAATCGCTCCAAAGGGTCGGAAAAAGAAGACAAAGCGCTGATCGGTTTTGACGGCCATCGCTTAGGCGATGGAACCCGTCATTACTTTCTCAGCCTCCGCAGGCGTCATCGATGCCGAAGCCGGCATCATTCGCGGCGTCTCGCTGATCACTAAAGGGCCGGCGCTTGGCCACGGCGTCATGATTGACGACAAGACGCTGGCACAGGTGAAGACCGCGGCCGAGCAATACGCGGGCGGGCTCAAGGTAAAGCTCAACCACAGCGGCGGCGCCGGCGACATCGTCGGCTACATCGACGCGCTGCGCATCAGCGGAGAAAAGCTGCTCGGCGATTTGCACCTTTTGCAAACCTCGCCGCATCGCGCTTACATTTTGGAGATCGCCGAGCGGATTCCCGACACGTTCGGGCTGTCGATTGCGTTCTCGGGTCCGTCGGAAAAAAGCACCGACAAACTCACGACTTTGCAAAGGTGTTCCGAAATCTACTCGGTGGATCTCGTGTCCGAACCGGCCGCGAACCCGAACGGATTTTTCGCGCGCAAGCTGGAGCAACTCCAGACCGCGCCGGAACCAGAAGCAAAACTTGAAACGATGAATGACGAAATGAAGAAGGCCATCGAAGGCATGATTCAGTCTGCCATGATGAGCATGAATGAGAAAGTCGCGAAGCTCGAAAGCGCTCTCGCTCCGAAAGAAGACAAGCCTGCCGCCATGAGCGCGCAGAACGAAGTCGTGCAGCTCGCGGCCAACACCGCTGCGCTCGCCGCCGTCAAAGAATTTGCCAAGTCCTTCGGTGCGCCAGCCGCTCCGATTGCCTCGGCCGAAGCAGTCAAACCCGTCGTGCAGGTCCAGAAGTTCGAGGACGTCGTTGCAGCTAAAGCCACCGAGCTAAAGGGCAACAAATCTGAGGCCATCACCTTCGCGATCAAAAACCATGCCGAGCTTTACGCTGCCTATCGTGCGCGCGTTCAAGGCGGCGAACTCGTCAAACTCTAATCTAAAACTACCATGGCAACTTCCTACCAAAACAGCGGCACGTTCGTCGCGAACGCGGCTATCACCGCCTTCCGCCTCGTTTCGATTTCCAGCAACCGCGGCGTCGGTCTTTCCGCCACCGCTTCCCTGCCTGACGGCGTGGCTACCATCGACGCTGCAAGCGGCGACCTCGTCACCGTTCAGTTCCTCGGCGGCAACACCGTCAAGGTGACGCTGCTCGCAGGTCCGGTCACCGTAAATGATACTCTCTTCTCAACCGCCAACGGGACCGTGGCAATCACAGGTTCCATAACGGTGGGCAAGTCTCTCACCACCGCCTCTGACGCTTCGGCCATCATCGAGATGCTGCCAAAGAATCTCTAACCTTCAAAAATAAATTACCATGTATAGCAATTCAGCAGCAATTTTCCGTGGCGACATCGCCGGCGTAGTTGAGCAGGCAAAAGACTTCGAGGCCGGACTGATCGGCACCGCAGTCATGCCAATCCTCGACGTGCCAGTGCGCGCCGGCCAATATCCATCCTTCGTTCTGAAGGAAGGTCAGCTCCTCAAGAGCGACATGAAGACCCGTTCGCCATACAGCGCTTACGCTCGCGGCACTCGCGCCTTCGTTCAAGACACCTACACGGCTCTCGAATACGGTTACGAAGAGGCCGTTGACGACACCGTCACCCTCGACGTTGCGCGTTTCTTCGACGCCGAAGTTATCGCCGCCAAATTGGCCAAGCGCAAACTCCTGCTCGCTCACGAGCTTCGCGTTGCCGCCAAAATCTTCGACAGCGGCACGTTCACGGCGACCAACTCGGGCACCGCCTACACGACCGCGAATCTCGCGACGTTCGATGCTGGTCAGGACGTCCAAGAGGCCATCGACCGTTTGCTCTCCAAGGGCGAATCGACGAGCAACCTCAAGGTCGTGATTCCATATCCAGTATGGACTCGCATCCGCGCCAGCACGAAATTCCAGAACCGCCTACGCGGCACCGGTCTTTCGACTGACACGATCCTCAACGCCAGCACCCAAGCAGCCGCTGAAGTTTTCGGCGTCGCCGAGGTTCTGATCGGTCGCGCCAGCTACGACACGGCACCCGAAGGCGTCGCCTTCGCTGCCGGAAACGTCTGGGCCAACACCTTCATCTGGGTCGGTTCGGTCACGCAGGCTTCAGCCGGATATTTTGGAGGCGGTGCTGCCTTTACGTTGTCGTGGGCGGAGTACGGACCGGCAATCGGCGTCTCGACCTATCGCGAAGAGGCGATCAAGTCGAACATCGTCCGCGCCTCGCAATACACCGCCGAGAAGGTGGTCAATGCGAACGCCGGGCAGTTGGTCACCACGCAGTATTCCTGATCTTAACTAGGTTTCGTAAACAGCCTCACGCTTCACGGCGTGGGGCTTTTTGTTTTGACCGGTCCGAGCGTTCAGCAAGACCTGAGGAA